TCCTTTCCCTTTTCCTACATAGGTAATTATACCATCTTTATTCCACAGATAATAGACATAATGTTTTGCAATTCTTGCCATATCTTCCCTGTAATAATTACTTATGTTATTATTTAGGAGTTTAGAGATACCCATTTGTCTAAATATATGCATAAACACTTCTAATTTAAGGAGATGGAATGGCGTTTCAAGTTTCGCCTGGTGTACAGGTAACAGAAAAAGATCTAACAAACGTAGTTCCCGCTGTCGCAACTTCAATTGGTGGTATTGTCATGGCCGCACAAAAAGGTCCAGTTGATGAAATCACTGCAATTGCTTCTGAAGAAGAATTGGTACAAGTTTTTGGTCAACCTCAAACGTCTGGTAGTCAGTTTGAAGATTGGTTTTGTGCCGCTAACTTTCTTGGATATGGTAACGCATTACGAGTAGTAAGACCATCTATCGCTGGTTTATTAAATGCTACTGCAACATCGGGAAATGGACTTTTGATTAGGTCAACAGACCACTATACAAATACCTATAGTGGTGGAGCTGGTTCAGTTGGACCTTGGGCTGCAAGGACTGCTGGATCGTGGGGTAACAGTATTAAAGTTTCTGCGTGTTACTCTCCAGCTAATTACGAACAAACAAATGTAACAACATTAGATGCAGCTGAAGCCGCAGGACAGACAGTAATATCTGTAGCTGCAACAACTGGTTTTGTGGTAGGAGATATCGTTCATTTTGGTGAAGCTGATGGGTCTGAATATAGAATTACTGCAATAGATGATGGTCAAACTATCACTATTGAAAGGTTTGGAACCGCAAATACGGCTGGAGGTCTCAGGTCAGATATTGCCGATTCTACACAGGTTCGTAGAAGGTGGGAGTATTATGATTTGTTTGACTCTGCGCCTGGAACATCTGATTATGTAAAAGATCGTTCTGGTGTAGAAACCGCTGATGAACTGCATATTGTTGTAATAGACACAGATGGTAGTATCACAGGTGTACCAAATCAAGTTATTGAAACTTTTGCTGGTGTATCAAAACTTTCTGATGCCAGAAAAGCGGACGGAAGTACAAACTACTATGTTGATGTAATTTACAATGAATCCACAATGATTTACTGGATGGACCATCCTTCAGTGGATACAGGATACGGAAACACAATTGCAACTCAAGCACAAACATTATTTACTGCATTGTCTCAGGTAATCACAACTGATACTTTGACAGGTGGTGCTGATGGAACTAGTGCATTCACATTATCAGATGGTGAGGCAAAAGATGGAATTGACCGATTCAAAGATACTGAAACAGTAGATTTGAGTCTTTTCATGTGTGGTAAAGCAAATGCTACCAAAGCAGGAAATGCATTGGATATGTGTACTGACCGCAAAGATGCAGTCGCATTTGTTTCTCCAGAAGCTTCTGATGTTGTTAATGTTGCGAGTGAGGTCACTCAAACATCAAATGTTAAAGCATTTTTTGATGCATTAACATCGACATCATACGGATTCTTTGATAGTGGGTACAAGTATATGTACGACAAGTATAATGACACTTATCGATACGTACCGCTTAACGGAGATATGGCCGGTCTTTGTGCAAGGACCGATACAGTTGCAGATTCATGGTTCTCGCCAGGAGGATTCAGTAGAGGTCAGATTCGTGGAGTTGTAAAACTTGCGTATAATCCTCAGAAAGCAAACAGGGACATTCTTTATCGTGCAAGAATCAATCCAGTTTGTTCCTTCCCAGGCCAGGGAACAGTTCTGTTCGGTGATAAAACCGCACAAGCAAAACCAAGTGCATTTGATAGAATCAATGTACGAAGATTGTTTATCACTCTTGAGAAAGCAATCTCAACCGCTGCTAAATTTCAGTTGTTTGAATTCAACGATGAGTTCACACGAGCTGGATTCAGGAATCAAGTTGAACCTTTCTTGCGTGATGTTCAAGGAAGAAGGGGTGTCACAGATTTCTTGGTAGTATGTGACGAAACAAACAACCCAGGCTCGGTTGTTGATCGTAACGAGTTTGTTGCTGATATATTTGTCAAACCTGCTCGGTCTATTAACTTTATTTCTCTGAACTTCATCGCCACGAAAACTGGTGTTGCGTTCAGTGAAGTAGTTGGAGCGTAAGGAGGACTAAATGGCAACAATCAACGATTTTAAAGCAGTACTCGCAGGAGGTGGTGCTCGTGCGAATCAGTTTCAAGTCACAATGCCTTTTCCCGGCTTTGCAGCTGCAGGAGGAGAGACAAGAGTTATGTCTTTTCTTTGTCAAGCTACAAACTTGCCAGGAATGACTCTAGGTGAAGTTGCAGTTCCTTTCAGAGGGCGTCAGTTGTATATCGCTGGTGACCGCACATTTGAAGCATGGACTACAACCATCATGAATGATACTGACTTCTTAATTCGTAATGCAATGGAGAGGTGGATGAATGCTATTAATGCATTGTCTGATAATAGTGGACTTGAGAATCCTTCAGATTACCAAGTTGATGCATTCGTGGATCAACTGGACCGAGCTGGAGAAGCTATCAAGTCATACACTTTTAGAGGATTGTTTCCACAAACAATTGCTCCAATCGAGTTAGGTTATGACCAAAATGATGCCGTAGAGACATTTGAAGTGACTTATCGTTACCAATTTTTTGAGACCAATACTACAAGCTAATTCTCCGTATAAATATTTTGTAATTACGGAGTATTATGGCACAATTATTTGGTTTTGAAATAAAACGTGCATCCAAAGAGAGGGGAGAACAACCTAGTTTTGTTCTCCCTGACATGGATGACGGCGCAAGCACAGTTGCTGGATTCTACAGCGAATACCTAGACCTAAACGCATCTGCAAAAAACGAATACGATTTAGTTAGAAGATATCGGTCTGCATCTGAACATCCAGAATGTGATTTTGCAATAGAAGATATCATCAATGAATCTGTAAATGTTGAACCAGGCCGTGAAACAGTCAGCATTGTTACAGATAAAGTCCCATTTTCCTCAAAGATAAGAACAAGAATTCGTCAAGAGTTTGAACAAGTTCTCCGCCTGTTAGATTTCAATAATAAAGCACACGATATTTTTAGAAGGTGGTATATTGATGGAAGAATATATTATCATAAGATTTTAAATGAAAGTAATCCAAAAGACGGAATACAAGAATTAAGATACATCGATAGTTTAAAAATAAAAAGAATAAAAAAGATAGAAAAAGAAGCTTCGGCAAAAGGAACTCCAAACGTAAAAGTAGTATCAGACCATTATGTTTTTAATGAAAAAGGAATGGACCAAGTTGCTGCAGGCGGAGCATTTCAAATAACATCTGATTCGATTGCATATTGTCCTTCTGGACTTTATGACCCTACAAAAAACATTGTTCTATCATATCTTCACAAAGCAATCAAACCAGTAAACCAACTCAGAATGATTGAGGATTCGGTAGTCATCTATCGTATCTCAAGAGCTCCTGAAAGAAGGATATTCTACATTGATGTTGGTAATCTTCCAAAGATTAAAGCGGAACAGTATCTCAAAGATGTCATGAATCGATATCGAAATAAGTTAGTGTATAACGCAGCTACAGGTGAGATACGAGATGACAGAAATCAGATGAGTATGTTGGAGGATTTCTGGTTGCCACGAAGAGAAGGTGGAAGAGGAACAGAAATTACTACTTTGCCTGGTGGACAAAACCTTGGTGAAGTTGAAGACATTGTTTATTTTCAGAGAAAACTTTATCGTTCACTTAATATTCCTGTAAGTCGATTGGAACAGGAATCTACGTTCAATTTAGGTAGAGGTGCAGAGATTACAAGAGATGAAGTTAAATTCACTAAATTTATTCAAAAACTTAGGAAGAAATTCAATGTTCTCTTCAATGACATTCTCAAGACACAATTGATTCTCAAGGGTGTAATTGCAGAAGAAGATTGGAGTTTGATAAGAAATAATATACATTACTCCTACTTAAAGGATGGTCACTATGCGGAAATGAGAGACATGGATGTATTGCGTGACCGATTAGATATACTAAATACTATGGAACCATATATTGGCGAATGGTTTTCTAAAGAGTATGTCCAAAAACACGTTTTCCGAATGTCAGAGGAGGAAATCAAGGAAATGGGCAAACAAATTGATAAAGAACCACCACCAATGGATGATGAGGATGAGGGAGGAGATGATGATTCTGAGCCCGATACTCCAGATCAGGAACCAGATACGGATGCTGATCAAGAAGAAGAAAACCAACTCGACAGTCGGAGATAGATTATGAGTGTACCAGATATGATAAATGCCTTACTTGACGATAACAAAATTGAGGCTGAAAGTTCATTTAAAAACGCAATCTCTCAGAAAATTGGAGATGCATTAGATTTAAAACGTATTCAGGTTGCAAACAGTCTTGTAACCCAACACGTTACAACAACGGATACCGAAAGTGAAGAAGTTTAGTGAATACCATCGTGTTCAGGAAAAAGACGAACACAAAAAATCAACTGAGTACAAGAAACTTTCACCTAAAATGAAAAAAGCAGTTGATGAGGTTTTCACATCAATGGAATCAAGTCCGAGCGATTTTTTAAGTACCTTTGACAAAACTGTATCCAAAATCGCTAAAAAACATGGGGTGAAAGAAAAAGATATTATGAATTATTTCGACAAAGAAATGCTCACAATTTAGGAGATAAAATGATTCAATTAAAAGGTACTGAAACAAACCTTACCACAGCAAACAATATCAGTTTAGCCTCAGCAGTTCGCATTTATAATCCAACTGATACTGATTCTGTAATTACAGTTGCTGCAGTTGGCGGAACATCAAATCATGCTGGGTCTGTTACATTACCTGGCAACGGAACAATAATAATTGCAAAACAACCAACGGATACTGTTGTTTCAGGTACAGGAACAATGAAAGCAGTTTCGGTTGCATATCACTATTAAGGGGAATTATGAAATTAATTACGGAAACTTATGATGATTATGAAATTCTTATAGAAGGTAAAGGGAAAGACATGAAAATACAAGGTGTTTTCATGCAAGCAGAAACCAAAAATCGTAATGGTAGAGTATATCCCCTTAGCGTTCTTCAGAAAGAAGTGACAAGATATAATAAAGAATTAGTATCCAAAAATCGTGCTTTTGGAGAACTTGGTCATCCAGATGGCCCTACTGTTAATCTGGACAGGGTTTCTCACATGATTGAGGAACTTGTACCCGAAGGTAATAATATCATCGGGAAGGCGAAGATTCTTGACACACCTAATGGTAAGATTGTCAAAGAACTTCTAAACTCTGGTGCAAAACTTGGAGTCTCTAGTAGAGGAATGGGAACACTTGAAAAAAAGGGAAATGCAAATTTCGTAAAAGATGATTTTTACCTTGCAACTGCAGCTGATATTGTTGCAGACCCTTCAGCACCACAGGCGTTTGTGGAAGGAATTATGGAAGGTAAGGAATGGATTTGGGACAATGGTATTCTGAAAGAATCTGAAGTCGCAAAGATTCATAGACTTGCTTCCGCAAATAAACAGGCTGAGGCCTTTGAAGCATTCCTTTCAAAACTCTAATTTTATAAATATAATTAACAATACTCTAAGGAGACTTAAAATGTCTGAAAATCTCAATAAAGAAATGGAAGAAGTGGTTGAGGATACACTAGAGGAAGAAACTCCCGCTCATAAATCCGTTAAGGGTAAGGGTGGAACAGTTGCTCCAGTAACCACACCCGAAAACCAACAAAAAGACAAGTCTGGCGTTAAACAAGCAAAACAACCTGCTGCCGGAGTTGCTTACAAAGAAGAAACCGAAGTCGAAGAAGAGACAGAAGAACTCGAAGAGTCACTTCCAAGACTGAAATCAGAAATGGTTGATGGACTTGTAAAACACATGAAGGGTCTGAAAAAAGAAGACCTTGCTAAGTTGTACTCCAATACTCTCTTGGTAAAAGAAGAGGATGAAGAGGAAGACGAAGACGAAGATGATGAAGAGGAAATGGAAAGTAAGAAAGTTACTAAAGAATCCATTGACCAAGCCATCGAATCATTAGATGTTTCTGATGATGTAAACGCATTGGTTGAGGGGGAAGAAATTTCCGAAGAATTCAAGTCGAAAGCTGCCACAATCTTTGAGAGTGCAGTA